ATCTGGAACTAATTGGGGTCTTGACCTTGATGCATCAAACGCTCTTGTTTTAAACGCAACAGATGCAAGTAGTTCTGATGAAGGTGATAATGTCCTTGATGAAACAGATGGAGACAATATTATCTTGGATACAGATGCTGGTTCATTCACAGCTGTTGATACACCAACATATGACGGTCTTACAGGTGGAACAGATGATTATGATCTAAGTCTTGGTGAAAAGAGACTTGCATATGACTTATTTGCAAATGCTGAACTTCATGACATTAACTTTATTCTTGGTGGTCCTTCCGTTACAGTTTCGGCAAGTTCATTCGGTGTAGCTGGTGATGAGTTTGATACTCATGGTACAATGATTACAGACCTTGCTGAACTCCGTAAAGACCTTGTTGCATTTATTTCCCCTGCTCGTCAGTCGGTTGTAAATGTTCAAAGTTCAAACACACAAACAGTAAATGTTAAAAACTCTTTTGATACTCTACCATCATCTTCCTATGTGGTTTATGACAGTGGATACAAATACATGTATGATAAGTATGCAGATGTATATCGTTATGTTCCTTTGAATGGTGATATTGCTGGTCTTTGTGCAAACACAGACCGTGTTGCTGACCCTTGGTTCTCGCCTGGTGGTTACAATCGTGGTAATATTCGTGGTGCAATTAAACTTGCATACAATCCACAACAAGCAGAAAGAGATATTCTCTATAAGGCTCGGATCAACCCAGTTGTTGACTTTCCTGGCCAAGGTGTAGTTCTCTTTGGTGATAAGACTGCTCTCACAAAACCAAGTGCATTTGACCGTATTAACGTGCGTAGATTGTTCCTTGTTCTTGAGAAAGCAATTGCTACTGCTGCTAAATTCCAACTCTTTGAGTTCAACGATGAGTTTACACGGGCACAGTTCCGTAATCTAGTCGAACCATTTTTGAGGGATGTGCAGGGTCGTAGAGGTATTACTGATTTCCAAGTTGTTGCTGATGGATCAAACAACACCGGCGAAGTCATTGACCGAAACGAGTTTATCGCTGACATCTATATTAAACCAGCCCGTTCAATTAACTTTATTACTCTCAACTTTGTTGCAGTTCGCACAGGTGTTGAGTTTAACGAAGTAATTGGTAATTTTTAGGAGGTAACATAAAATGGCCCTTGGAACAATTGACGAATTTAGAGCACAGCTGATTGGTGGCGGTGCCAGAGCTAATCAATTTAAAGTAGATATACTTTTGCCTAGTGCGATTAATACTACTTTGGATTTACGAAAAACTTCATTCTTAGTAACAGCTGCTCAATTACCATCTATGGCAATCGAACCTATTGAAATTCCATTTAGAGGAAGAACAATTAGGATTGCTGGTGATAGAGACTTTCCTGATGCTTGGACTGTTACATTTATAAATGATACTGATTTTGGAATCCGTAACGCTATGGAAGAATGGAATAATCAAATCAATAATCTTGCTACTGGTAGAGGTATCACTAGAAGTTTAGATTACTGTGCTGATTTAACAGTATCTCAGTTAGATAGAGATGATAAAATTTTGAAACAATATAAGTTTATCAATGCTTGGCCAGAAAGTATAGCAGCGATTGACCTATCTACGGCTGCTACAACTGAACTTGAAACCTTTGAAGTTGCTTTTAGATATCAACATTTCTTATCATCAACAGTTGAAGAACAGGGAGCTAGTTTTGAGGTTTCGGCATCTATCACCGCTACTATATAAATTGACCGATAATTCTGGTTTATGGAGTTTACAAACCTACTAAATAAAGAAGTAGGGAGAAATAACATATTATGGCAGAACTTTTCGGATTTTCAATTAACAGAAGTAAAAAGGAAACGGGTGGTGAACAAGTATTCACCACCCCGACTCCTGATGACGGCGCTATCGATGTCGCTGGTGGTGGTTTCTTTGGCCAAATTTTAGATACAGATGGTCGAGAGAAAACAGAACTAGACCTCATTCGTAGATATAGAGATATTGCACAACAACCAGAGTGCGATAGTGCTATTGAAGATATTGTTAATGAAGCAATTACTACAGATGAAGTATCCCAATCGATTACACTTAGACTCGATAGATTACCTTACCCTGATAAAATCAAAAGAACAATTAGAAAAGAATTTGATAAGATATTATCTCTCTTGGAATTTGAATCAAAGGGAACTGACATATTGCGTAGGTGGTATGTTGATGGGAGAATCTTCTATCATAAAGTTATTGACGCAAAACATCCCAGACAGGGTATTGTTGAACTTAGATATATTGACCCTGTAAAAATCAAAAAAGCAAGAGAAGTGCAAAAAGAAAAAGACCCTAAAACTGGGGTTGATATGATTAAAAAAATCAATGAATATTATATCTACAATGAGAAGGGACTTTTTTCAGCTGGATACGGCGGTGCAAACCAAGGTCTAAAGATTGCAGCTGATGCAATTGCATATTGCCCATCTGGTGTTATTGACCAGAATGGTGGCAAGGTTCTATCTTATTTACATAAGGCAATTAAACCTGTTAACCAATTAAGGATGATTGAAGATGCAGTAGTTATCTATCGCATTTCAAGAGCTCCAGAACGTAGAATTTTTTATATTGATGTTGGTAATCTACCTAAAGTGAAGGCAGAACAATATCTCAAGGATGTGATGAATCGTTATCGTAACAAGTTAGTTTACGATGCAAGCACAGGAGAGATACGAGATGACCGCAACCATATGTCAATGTTGGAAGATTTTTGGCTACCTCGCCGTGAAGGTGGTAGAGGGACAGAAATTACTACTCTTGCTGGAGGTTCCAATCTAGGAGAGATTGACGATATAGAATACTTTAAAAAGAAATTATTCCAATCACTAAATGTACCTATTACACGTTTAGAAGCTGAGGGTGGTTTTGCTCTAGGTCGTTCTACAGATATTACTAGAGATGAATTAAAATTTACTAAATTTATCCAAAAAATCAGAAAAAAATTCACTCCACTTCTTACAGATATGCTTAAAACACAACTTCTACTAAAGGGTGTTATATCAATGGATGATTGGGACTTGATGAAAGAACACATTCAATATGACTTCTTAAAAGATGGCCACTTCTCTGAATTAAAAGAAGCAGAGTTATTGAATGACCGTATTCAAACATTAGATAGTATCCAATCTTATATTGGAACATTCTTTAGTAAGGAATATGTCCTCAAACATGTGTTACGCATGAGTGATACAGCAGTTGATGAGATGAGACAACAGATTGCTAAAGAACTTGATACTGATCCAATGGACGGTGGAATTGATATGCCGGATGTTGGTGATGGAATTACAAGGTATCCACAAGATGGTACTGGAGTTGCAATTAGTGCTGATGATGTTGCTAAATTTGACGGTGACAGTCCAATGGATGACCTTGCAAAAGCTCAAGCTAAACAGGCGTTGGGTGTTGAGAAACAAGCAAAAGGTAGTGCAGCTGCATCTGCTGCACAGGCAAAAGCGACAGAAAAGGGAGATAAATAATGAGTAGACAGGTAGTTGACGCACTTGCAACTGGAGATAATATAGCAGCTGAAACTGGATTTAAAGACGCAGTTTCAGCTAAGATTGGAGATTCTCTTGAAACTCGCCGTAAAGAAATAGCAGGCACGTTTGTAAAAACGATGAAAGTAGAAAATGAAACGGATTGAGGAAGTATATGAATCTACTGTAGTAGAGAAGGATGAACATAAAAAATCCAAACAGTATAAGAAGCTTTCTCCAAAGCTAAAGGATGCTGTGGACGGTATATTTACAGTAATGGATGCTAAACCTTCAGATTTCCTAAATAGTTTTGAAAAGACAATAAAAGATATTTCAAAAAAATATAAAGTTCCTGAGAAAGAATTATTAGATTATTTTGAAAAAGAAATGTTAGCACTTTAAGGAGTTAAATAATGTCATTTGTAACAACAACCTTGAGGGATACCGTAGTAAATGCACCCGCAGCTGGTGGCATAGTAACTGTCAAAGCAACTTTTGCTAGTGATACCGCAACTAATCTTATATTAGATGCACATTCACTTGATGGGTTTGTCAATGGTTGTAAGTTAGACTTGTTGAGAGCTTGGTGGTCATTTTCTGTAGGCAATCATGATACTGATAATAGTAACGACTGTATTATCGAATTTGTTTCAACTGGAACTGACGTAGTTGCATTACACCTTTCTGGTACAGGACACTATGATGGTTCTGCTGGTAAAATTCCTGGCACTGCTGTAAACACAACTGCAACATCATCAGATATAACTGCACAAACAAAAACTACATCTGGATTTGTTATTTTAGAATTTAGAAAAGATAAAGCTTGGAGCACTTAATATGCAGACCGTAAAATTATTTTCAGAAGCTGTAGACCATGATGTTGAGTACATCACCGAAGAAAAGGATGGTGGAAAGAGTTATAAGATTCGTGGAGTCTTCATGCAGGCGGATATTAAAAACCGCAATGGCCGTGTATATCCTATGGAAATACTCAATAATGAAGTTACAAAATACAACAAGAATTTTATTAAGGAAAATCGTGCATTTGGTGAACTGGGCCATCCAGACGGACCAACCGTCAATTTGGAAAGAGTGTCCCACATGAT